CTAACTTACTGATTTCAATAATGCTCTGGCGCTGCTATGTATGCTTTGGGGCATCTGTGGGGCAAAATCCGCGAGCCTCTGATTCAGCATTGCGATCTGCTCACTACTGCTGTCTGCCATCCACGCACCGTATACGTTGAAGACCATCTGGGCGCTTGCATGGCCCATCTGACTGGCAATGAAGCTGGGGTTAGCGCCAGCTGACAGTGACCAGCATGCATACGTGTGACGCGACTGATATGCTTTCCTGTGCCTTATCCCTGCTCGCTTCATCGCTGCGTCCCATAAATCACCTATCGAGTCGACTTTGTAGATGATCCCCACCTGCTGACATCTTCTGACCAGTTGAGGGTTGAAAACAAATGTACACTCGTGGCTCTCAGTTCTGCCGTATTCGCGTAGCTGAACATCGATCTGATGCCTTTTCCCAAGCCTGGTCATTTCCGCCTGATTCCTCAGGACGCTGATCGCAGGCTGAATGAGGTGTATCACTCTGTTGGTACTGGCATCAGTTTTCGGTAGAGTGAATTCACCCAGTTTTGTATAATTACGCCTGATTGTTATTGTTCCAGCTTCAAGATCGATATCCTCCCAGGCCAGGGAGGTCAGCTCCCCATGACGGACCCCTGTGTATACTGCGAGTGACCACAGGTTTTTCGTCTGCTGATGCCGGCATGCATCAATCAGGCGAATAAATTCGTCACGAGTTAGCGGATCTGGCTCTGCCCTGGCTTTTTTAAGAGGCTTGATCCCGTCGAATGGATTCTCCTCTAAGTAACCGTGATCTGCGGCAAACTGAAACATTCCGGCAATAGTTGTCATGTAATAATTTACGGTGACAACACTTCTTCCCTTTGCCGGGACCTTCCCCTTCATTGGCATCTGGTGACCGGTCAGTAAATCTTTCCTGATATACAGTAATTCCTCTTTCGTCACCGCCGACACCAGCCGATTACCCCCGATCCTTGGCACCATATTTCTTGCGACTGACTCATAACGGTTGAGAGCGTTCGCGCAGATTTCCATTCTCTTCAGATCCAGCCACTTTTCGGTAAGCTCTGAAACTGTAATTTCTTTCTTACCCACCCCAAAGGTCTTGAGGTTAGGGGAGTCCGGAAACTGTGACGCGTACTCAAATGTGCCTGTTCTGATGGCAAAGCATACCGATGTCCGCAGTTCCCCGGCGATCTTCCTGTTCTTAGCGGTGTCAGGGACACCGAGGCTCTCCCTGACACGCTTACCTTTGAAATTAAACCAGATGCGCAATGTGCCACCGTGGTTTTCGACGCCTGTTGGATATGTAACTTTATCCATTGATTCCTCCAGACGCCCAAGAGCGATATGAGATTACCTTTTTCATGGCCTCAGATCACCCAGGCTGTTTGTTTTTCATTGAGGCCACCCACGCATCGACCGCTTTACGGTTGTACATGCACTCGCTGGAAGGTTTAGGATTTCCGTCCGGTGAAACATGCACATATTCCCGCCCAACCAGCCAGCATTCTTTTCTGGCCCGGAGGATGGTCCCGGGCTTAAGCCCTGTAACCGCAATCAGAACCTTTTCGCTAACCCAGTCATTCGGTACCAGAAGAACAACTTCGCTCATAATCACCTCACACCACATCCAGACCACGGCAGTGGCACCAGACCTCAAACATCCGCTTAACCACTTCCCGGCAGTAAAGCCCCTGAATATCCCTCGATAGGTCGTAGCGGTTTCCGTACCGCTGGCGAACCCACAATTCAAACGCCTTGTGCATTACTTCACCTCCACGCCGATCCCGGCTGAAATTAGCATCGCAGCGCATTCCTCACGCATGCTCCCGGCGCCAGCGGCGAAGCCCTGATACCACTCTTCCTTAGAGCCCAAAACAGGAAGGGCCGGAAGGGTGATGGTCAACGGTTTACCAGTAGTGACGCCGTGAACCGGCACACTTCCCGGGTTATCACAGCTCTGTACTTGCTCCTCGGTGGGGAGGGTGCCGCATTGCTCCTGCACCACCTGCACTTTTTCGATGTGCCTGCTATTTTGTGTGGATCCTGCAATTTCGCCCGCGGCAGCACATTCGAGAGCACCCAAAGCGAATCCGACAGCCTGCCATACATTTTTATCATCGGCAGAATCCAGTCTTGCAATCGCCAGAGCTGCCACCCGGCGCCAGCTCTCTATTTCCTGGGCCATGTAGTAGCCTGTTTTGCTCCAGGTATCGACGCTATCGCCGGTCATGTCCGGTTCCATCGTCGCCATCAGAACGGCGTCGTGATAGTCCTGGCTGCCGCTGGTGATCGCAACGGCGTAGGTGTCACTGTTTTCGCGCTTATGAATTAGCACTACCGGATTAAGAATTTTGCTCATTGTGCAGTCTCCTTTTCGGCCTTAATAATGCTGTCAGTCATCATCATTAGTGAGCTGGCAAAGTCGTCGTAATCAGTCCATGCGCTATTATCAAAAAACTGCGCTGCGAGTACCGGTGCCAACTGGCAGACCAAATGCTGACGGTAGGTCATTCCGCGCGGGGTATCGATACGTGCGCACGGGTAAGCTGAATGCTGGCCTTTTTTCATCGTGCTGACTCCCGTAGCGCTGTTCTGTATGCCCGCAGCACATGTTTTGACTTACCCGAAATTACGGTTTTCATGAGAAAGAACCCCCGGTGTTCGCTGATGACCTCCGGAACCAGAAAGAGAACCGTGTCGACCACCCTGTTATGCCTCCTGAACTCGAAGACAGTGCTCGAGATCACAATGTTCGCCACGGCTCCGTAGTCCTGATATTGAATTTTCATGGTTACCCCTCCCACCCAATTGCCTGGAAAAGGCCCATCTTTGGGTGATACCAGCGAGTGCCGCGCGGTTCAGCTTCTGACATCATCTGGCGAAATGCGGCCATAAACGGCTCCAGTTCGACGATTGCCCTACGTGACAACAACCCTTCTGGAGTCATAAATTCGTGCGTGTCTGTCGGGATGCGGTAGGCATTGACCAGATTCCGGCACTTGGCGTCACTCATACCGCTTTTGGCTGCCACCTGGCGGTAACCGACATATCCGGCGCGCATGGTCCCTCGTTTTATGTTCTCGACTACCTCCGCTACGCTTTCCATTTGCTCTTCGACTTGATAGAGCCGGCGCTCCTGCTCTACGTTCAGCAATGCCATTTCCGCGATCAGTTCTGCCTGTGATTTTGGACGGGACCGTTCTTCTTCAAGCTCTTTCCATCGGTCTACCAGGCGGGCAGTAAACTCAGGGCTGAGTTGTGCGACCACAATGATGCTGTCTCGCTTTCCTTCTTCACTTTCAAAAACATAAATTGATGTTGGCCGCCCCGCCGTGGGCTTTTCCTCAATTTGAGGGGAAGTAATAACACCCCGCACGATCAGCATCTCAATAGTGCGTTTCACATTGTCGTGACGCTTCTCTACCAGCTCGGCAATTTCCAGGCTGGTCATTGATGGCTTGCTGGTGATCAAGTTATTCATCATCATTTCCCTCAGTGCATAACCGGCATGTCTGGCATGCCTTCGGTCTGGATTTGGTCGATAAAGCTGTCATGCAGAAGGTTGAATCCCTCCCGGCCCATTGCGGACAACCTGAACCCGCTTTCGTCGTCAGCAACAACCATGTCCTGATACATCCGCAGCGCCATCTGCTGACCAAGGTCGGGACCGTATTTCTCAATGGCGCCGGCCTCAACATGGTTAGCGAGAGCAAAGCGCTCTGGCCCGGGGTAGACACTTATCGCACCGTGCTCGCCGGAATAGATAACGGCTGTATCAACACCGCCTTCGTCGTTGGGAACGTCGACACTTCCGTTCTGTTCCAGTTGCTCAGCGATGAAGGTCGCGGCGAGCAACCAACGCCAGACGATGATTTGCTTCTCGATGTTGAGCGTGATCCAGCCGCTCTCCACCGCTTCCATAATGCAAGCGAGCACTTCAAGACCTTTTCCAAGATTCCTGTCATAGCGGCCGCTATCGAGCGAGCGAATAGCCGTCGAATAGCCAATTACTCGACGTCCAAAACGGATGCCGGTTGATGTCGGTTCTGGGTTAAATGTTGAATCAACCATTAGCGAACCCCTTCTGGTTTGCTGGCCTGTAGCTCCGCTTGCTCTTTCACATAGCGGTCGTGCATCGCGTCCCATTTCGCCAGCCACTTACGTGCTTCGCGCTTGCGTTCCAGAATTCGCCTAATGCGCCGCATACAGCGGTTGTGTGCAAAGAGATATTGCTGAGTGTGCTGGCCCATGCGATTGACGAGTACACCATTGCTGAATACCGGCTCGTCTGGTTCGTTAGTGGTCAAACCGGCCCGGTGAAAGGTTTTGGTTACCATGTAGTGAGCCAGGTTGCTGATCGCCGCACTTCTGCTGAGGAAACGGCGCGAGTAACCGTGCCTCGATACGACATAAACTGGCTGCAACTCCGTAGTAAATGCTCTGTCGATTGAGGTGGTGCTGATGCGTTTATCTTTCATTTCCGGTCCTTAACTTTGCTGTATCGTTCGTGACTCATTACTTCCCAGTTCTTACCGCCATCGCGGGAGAGCAGCCGCCAACGGTGGTTTACTCTCAGACTCAGGTTCCCGGAGCCGTGCATACGGCAGGGATGGATGCGCCGCGCCCTGAACTGGCTTAAAACGTGTGCCGCTTTGAGGTGAACCCACTCAGGAATTCGTATCGCTGTCAGTGACACCAGCTACCTCCTCAAATCTCAGATCCATTTCGCGCGCCATTTCAATAAAAGAGTCCAAAGTGAAAATGTGTTCATCATCAAACAGCGGTCGGTCGCATATAACCCTTCCGTTCTCGATATGCAGGACTACCCGCCCGGTAAAATCAGGGAGGACATGCAGATCCACATTCAATATTGGCCGGGGAATCTGCATACCCTGAAAGAGCATTGTTTGCTGATTATTCATGGCTGGCCTCCGGGGTAACTGGTTTCTGCTTTTTGACGAACTCAACCAGCTCAGAAATGAGCTCGTCGATTAATTCCTTTCCGCTATCTGTGAGAAATTCACCGCTGCCATTAACATCAACGGCGCTGCTGTAAATTCCCTTGATTGCTTTTACGCCTTCGACATTCCCGTACTCACTAATCGCGAGCCTTTCGAATTTTCGTAATAATCCATCGAGAAGAATCTCTGTTAACTCGACCGTGTTAATACCGCCTTTATTGAGCTTAATAACAAGGCAGTTACTTCCTGTTTTACGCTGGTGACGTAATAAAGCTGCCTTTAAAATTCTGCGTCGATAGGTGTTGATTAAATTATCCATTGCGGCGAGCCTCCTCCTCTAAGCTCATAACAATATCCTCTTCTTTTTCGGTCCAATCATGAATTTCACCAGCAATGTCATAAACAAGAGAGCAAATAGCTTTAAGTTGGAAATGGTCCAGTTTGTCGTGATATTCAAATAATGTTTGCGATAAACCAGCCAATTGCTCGGCTTTGATATTCACAACCTGAATGTCTTGCCTTTTTGATAAGCTCATAATTACCGACCATATGCTTTTTTCAGGTAAAGGCGCGCGATTACCTCGTAACCACAAGCCGCATAAAGGCATGCTGTTCTGTATGCCGATTTATCCTTAATGAAAGTCATACGAAGCGCCTCACAGCCAAAGAAGCGACCACACGACCGTGAATTTTGATTTCTTTCTGTTCATCGGTATTAAGGGTGAAAGTTTCGTAATGATGGTTATCAGAGATGATTTTTAATGAGCCATCAGCTAATGGCTCAATTCGCTTAATGAAAAGGCATGGGCGACCAAAAGCATCCATTGTGTAAACATAAATGCCAGAGGTAAGCGCACGTCCACCGCAATCAACGAAAGCCACAATCTCACATGGTTCTATGGTCGGCTGCATTGAATCACCTTCCATCCGGCAGCTTTGAACTCGGTTGCCAAAGTCATTAATGTTGTCAGATCCGAACAGCATTTGAGGCGTTTTAATCGGCTGATTAATTGCGACGGAATTTTGCATTTTCATTTCCTCAGGGTGAGTTTGGCCCCACCAAGAAAGGTGTTAATTAAATAATGTTAATTAATTTTAAATCTTGTCGGCTTGCTTGCAGATGGTTTCTTGCAAGTCGTCTAATTTTTCATAAACGATAGTTAGCGTACCGATAGCCGACAATTCCGGAGGCATACAATCCATAGCGTTGGATAAAGCCATTCTGCAATTGCCAATATCCGCAGACCATGAATTAAGTTGATTGGAAGTTATAATGCTTGTTGGCTCTGTAAATTCACCACACTGCTCGTTTCCTGAAATGAGCCACAGAACATCAGAATGAAGAATGTTAGCCAATTGGATTAACTGGTCAGCAAACGGAACAGTTTTTTCCGTTTCCCAGTTGTTAATGGTTTCGGTTGTTAAGCCAAGATGATCAGCCAAAAAATCCTGAGACAGTCGAAGCGAAGATCTTTGATTTAATATTCTTTTGCCGATGGTTTTGGCTACGGTGATTTGAGTATTCATTTCATTGGCTCCGTTGTTTGCCGATGAATGAACTTTAAGTCATGCAATAACTTATTGCAATAATAAAACTTATTTTTCTTTTGCGATTTAGTTTAATGCATTGATTCTTTTGATTAAATTTTGTTATTAAACTGCATGCTTACAGCTACAGACAAAGAAAAAGCCGCTTAAAAGCGGCTTCAAAAGGTGGGGTGTTGAAGGTTAGAGCCTATTGTAATTGATTGATTCATGCATTATGGCTTTACCCATCACGTAAAGGTCATCTTGGTTTTCTTCCGTGATATACCATTTCTCATATGCCGGATTATCCGATAAGACTGCCAGCCTGTTTCCCTGCATCTGGAGACGTTTTAGGTGAAATGTTTTACCAAAAACAAACACATACACACCATCCGTTAGAAAGTGTCGGACGGAAATGTCTACGAAGACACGATCACCGGAATTGAACGTGCTGGCCATGCTGTCGCCATTGACGGTCATTACTTTTACGACATCTTCACTACGATTCCCGAAGAGAGATTTTGCATGTTGAGTCGTGAACTCAATAGCGTGTAAAACCTCCAAATATTCTGAAAGCATGAACGTGCCAGGCCCTGCACTCACTGAAAGGTCAAGAACCTCGACCCTGAATATGCCAGCGTTATCCTTTACCTCCCTTTCGGGCATGGTCTCTATCACATAGCCCTGTCTATGAGGCACATGATTTTTTCCAGTTGATAGCCATTCAGGGCTCACACCCAGGGCATTAGCAATCTCAACCAACTTACGTGTTGTGTTGGTTTTGCCTGCAACAAGACGCCAGATAGCTGGTTGCGAAACCCCAACTTTCATCGCTAATTCTGCCTGTGTAAGGCCTGCGTCAACCATCGCTTTTTGAAGACGATCTGAGAATGTGTTCATACCAATAAGCCTATACAAAAAGTTATTAAGTGGCAAATACGATAAGTTATTGCATAAAGTTATTCAAGGCTATACTCTTTCCCTATGTTCAATAACTTTTGGTATTTTTATGATCAATCAACATGTCAAGAGAGCTATCGATATTCTCGGCGGCCAAGCTGCATTAGCAAGGGCGTGCGGGGTTACTCAACCGGCTGTATTTCGCTGGCTTAATGGTAGCCGGGTTAAGGCTGATCATGTCATGTCCATTGTTAAAGCTACTGGTGGCGAAGTTAAAGCCTACCAGATCCGCCCAGACCTTCCAGATACATTCCCTCACCCGGGCAATGAGGTGTGATATGTCGCACTCAATCACTACCGAAAACCAAATTAAGCCATTGGATATCGATTATCGCGATCCGCGCGGTGTGATTGTGCATGTCACCGGCTGGAATCGTGATAAGCAGCAGGTCTATTTCACCGGGCAGAATTACCCGCACGAATGTATGCAGCCTGTCTGGAAGTTCCAACAATATTTTACGAAGGTTTCGGAGGCGCAAAATGCGTGATTACGGAAAGGTGTCTCCTCACTTCTGGATTGGCAGAACAGGTAAAGAACTGCGTCAGGCTGGGCCAGAGTCTCAGCTTGTGGCGTTGTACCTGCTTACCAGCCCCCACGCCAATATGATCGGTCTTTATTACATGCCCCTTGCGTTCCTGTCTCATGAGACAGGGCTAACCATGGAAGGGGCTAAGAAGGGGCTTAATAGCGCCATTAAAGCCGGGTTTTGTAAGTACGACGAGCATTCCGAGATGGTGTGGGTCATAGAAATGGCAACGCATCAAATCGGTGAGGCGCTTAAACCTGGAGACAAACGTTGTGCTGGGGTGCAGAACGAATACAACAAGGTGTCAGATAATCTATTTCTTTCAGAGTTTTACGAAAAATACTCCAAACAATTCAATATGACTTTTCCCCGCAGTAGTGAGGTTCAGATCCCGGAAGAAAAGGAAGGGGCTTCGAAGGGGCATGCAAGCCAAGAGCAGGAACAGGAACAGGAGAAAGAACAAGATCAAACTACTTTGTCCGATTTGAATCGGACCGATGGCGATAAATCTGACGAGCCGAAAGGGAAACCTGCACAGGAAAAACCTGATTCAGAATCTAATGTTGCTGAAGATCCAGATCCAGTCGATATCGCTTTCGAAAATATTTTTTGGGGTGCTGGTCTGAGGAAGGATGCCAAGGTCAAGGCCAAGTCTGCGTTCAGAACCAAATATCGCGACTGGAAAAAAGCGAATCGAGGTACGCCTGAAAACTTCGCAGTTATGCTGGCAGAAGATATAAGGCTCCGAGTGAAAGCTCAGCAAATGGGGTTCGACAAACTACTGCCAGCGTCATACCTGAACGGTGAGCGTTGGAACGATGAAAAACCACAGGCCGCCCCTCAGATTTCCGCATGCACAAACGTCGCTGGCGGTGCGGGGCCTACCTGGTACGCCAAACCAAATGACGGTTCGGCTGAGGTGTTTATCAGCCAGGCAGCCATCGACCGCATGAAGCGCGGAGCTAACCGCCCATGAAAACCATCCTCAAACGTCTACTGGTTGCCGGCTATAACCGCGGCTTACTGCGTAGGGCGTTCGTGACTATGTGTTTTAACAAATTCGATTTACGGAGTGTGTGATGACCCCTGCTGAGTTATCTGAAAAATTGTGGGACAACGCCGAAAGAGTTGCGAAGTACCTGCTTCCACGAGGACACCTTGAGGGCAAGGAGTGGTGCGCAGGTAATACTAATGGTGATGCCGGTAAGAGCCTGAAAATTAATCTCGGGGGTAAGAAGACTTGGGCGGATTTTGCAAGCGGCGACAGCGGAGACCTGCTGGATCTTTGGGTGTTGGTGCGTAACTGCCAACTGCACGACGCTATGCGAGAAGCGAAAGAGTTCCTTGGGCTGAAGGACGACGATAACCACTTTGAGGCAAAGAAAAAGACCTTCTCTCGCCCAACCAAAAAAGGCGTTAAAAAGGCGAGTCATTGCTACGACTACCTGGCTTCCCGTGGTATCACCCGGGAGACAGCCGATCAATTCCGTGTTTCGGATGCAGTTGTCTGGTACCACGATGAAAACCGCGAAATTCCGGCAGTAGCGTTTCCGTATCTTCGCAATGGTGAGCTGTTGCAGGTAAAGCGAATCGGCACTGAACGACCAAATGGCAAAAAGTTGATCATGGCTGAGGCGGATTGCGAACCATGTCTGTTTGGCTGGCAGGCTATGGACGCGAAAGCCCGAGCTGTTGTGCTTTGCGAAGGAGAGATTGACTGTATGACCTACTCGCAATTCGGTATCAGTGCTCTATCGGTACCGTTCGGCGGTGGAAAAGGGGCCAAACAGCAATGGATCGAATACGAGTATCACAACCTCGACCGATTCGAAGAAATTTGGTTAAGCCTCGATAACGATGATGTTGGGCGGGAAGCCGCAAAAGAAATTGCTCGCCGTCTGGGTGAGCATCGTTGCCGCCTGGTAGAGCTGCCGCACAAAGATATCAACGAATGCCTAACTGCCGGGGTGAGCGAGGATGAAATCTGGCAATACTTGGGGACCGCTAAATTCTTTGACCCTGATGAACTCTGCTCTGCGGGTGATCTCCTTCAGGAAACACTGGATGCATTCGAACATCGAGATGTTGGGTTATTTTCCAGCCCGTGGGATTCGCTGAACAATAATTTTAAATTCCGAGCCGGTGAACTGACGCTGGTTAACGGAGTGAACGGCCACGGTAAAACCGAGCTGGTGGGACATATCGCCGTCAATGCCATGAGTCAGGGAGTCCGCGTATGCATTGCATCGCTGGAACTTAAGCCCGGGAAAATGTTGGCTCGTCTTACCCGGCAAACCATTTGCAGAAAAAACCCAGAACGTACTGAAATTATCATGACTAACGAGTGGTTTTCTGATCGTCTTTGGGTGTTCAAGCTCACCGGAACAGCAAAGGCCGGTCGTCTGCTGGAAATATTTGCCTATGCCAGACGCCGTTATGGGATCGATCTTTTCGTTATCGACAACCTGGCAAAATGTGGACTCGATGAAGAGGACTACGGTGGTCAGAAAGAATTTATCGATACCCTTTGCGACTTCAAAAACGAGCACAACTGCCATGTTCTGCTGGTAACGCATGCCAGAAAAACAAACGAATCTGCACCAACCGGAAAGATGGACGTAAAAGGCACCGGTGCGTTGACTGACATGCCCGACAACGTTATGACCGTCTGGCGTAATATCCCGCGAGAACTGGCGCAGCGCAAGGCTGAAAGAATGGGGTATGAGAGCCTTGATAAGGACGAGCAGACTGCTATCCAAATGCCCGCCTCAATGATTCGCCTGTTGAAACAACGTGAAGGGGAAGGCTGGATCGGAGACATAGGAGCCAATTTTGATTCCCGCTCGCACCAGTTTATCGAAGGTGATAAAGGGCCCTTCAATTACTTGGCCGGCAAACAGCAAAGTGAACTTGATATTGAGTGGGAAGCCACCAACGCAACGAGGTATTAAAAATGGATCGCCTAATTAGAGAAATGTCGTACCTCTTTACCAAACAGCGTTTTTTGGAGCTTCAGGAAACGGCCAAAGACATCGCAATCGGTCATAGTGACTTTCCTGAGTGCTTCGGTCTTATTGCTGTGGCAATCGCTGAATTTGTTGAAGACACTCCAGATGATGAGTGGCGAGAGCATGAAAAAATCCTTATGCACTACGTTGCTATGCGTGTTCTGACTCTGTGGGGTAACGGCGAGAAAGTTACTGATGTCCAGTGGGCGCACCCAGGCTGGTTTGGCACTGCTGAGAAAGGAGAAACCATTCAATGAAGTTGGAAGCATCACTCAAACATTTTAGCCCTCAGGGTATGCACATCAGCGACGACGTGAAAGGAACCTCTCCGGACCGCCTTACAGGAACAGATGTAATGGCGGCGATTGGCACCACCAGCAGCCGTGCGCGCTTTGGCCTGGCGGCATTCTTCGGAAAGGCTGGTATCAGCAAGACGGATGAACAGCTCGCAGTTCAGGCGCTGGCGCGATATGCGATGGATGCCGCACCGAAGAATGTTCGCAAAGCAGCTGGTGGGCAGTTCGTATGGTGTATGCAGATGCTGGCGCAGTTTGCTTTTGCTGATTACTCCCGTTCGGCCGCCACTAGCGTGACATGTCACAGTTGCAGCGGTACCGGACGGACAACGCGCGAACAGGTCACCAGAAAGGTTTCGCATCCATGGGGTAAAGCGCCATACTGGGCCAGCCGATCCCGTGCCGTTCGTCCGTCTGACTGGGAGCAGTGGACAGAGGTAACAGAGGTTGTACCGGCAGTCTGTGATACTTGTGAAGGCAAGGGGACAATCAGCGCTCGATGTCGGTGTGGCGGTAAAGGTGAAGTGCTGGATCGCAAAGCGACCAAAGAACGTGGCGCACCGGTTTTCAAAACGTGTGAACGTTGCTCTGGTAATGGCTTCTCTGCCATCTCCTCGGCGACGGTACACCGTGCCATTCTGAAGCGTCTCCCTGACCTTCATCAGTCCTCATGGTCACGCAACTGGAAACCCTTCTATGAAATGCTGGTGGACACTCTGCGGCAGGGTGAGCGTCATGCAGCAGTGGAATTTGAGAAAGCAACAACTTATTAATATGATCGGAGCAAATGGCGACAATTTTTTGCACGTTAGTGTTGACTTTGCATAAAACCGTCCTGTATGCTTCTAATCGTGGAAGATACCGTCCAAACGAAATCAAACATGGAAACCCTGCTTCGGTGGGGTTTTTGCTTTTCTGACGCTAACTGATTAACATCGGCCTTTTGAGAAAGGAGTTGTTATGAAGAAAGCGATACTTACCTTTTCGGTAATGCTTGCCGCAGGATGTTCTACCCAACAGGACCAAAGACCTGTGGTTGGAATGGCTAATCCAGCGTCTGTATATTGCGTCACGCAGGGAGGAAAACTCGATATTGTGAAAACCGACAAAGGTGAAGTTGGGTACTGCACTTTACCTTCAGGCGAACGCATAGAGGAATGGGCTTTGTATCGGCGTGATAATGCAAAAAATAGTTGATTCACAAATTGCTTACATCTAAATCCGTATTGAGCGCGAGAGAAATTCCGTAGTTTCAATGGGGTGAGTATCGCCTCAAAACCCAAAGGCATTGAATATAAATTAGCTAGATGTTACATTTTCATTGTGGTGAATCCCCCTATGCGGAGGGGCGTACAGTCAAAGTTTCTCAGATGAGAATCGTAAACGAGATCGCGGACTTCGTGACTGGAGAGTCTACCGGGAGGCACCCGGCACCACGCTTTAACCATGACTGTTTTACTTTGGCCTGTTCTTCTGGACAGGCTTTTTTTTTACGTTTTATGAATTGCTGCTACTCTTATATTGCGAAGTGATTCTCTCTGTCTGTCGGTGTATCTGAACCGCTATCGAACTGCCCCGACACAGTTCAGGTCAAGGAGAATCATATTCTTGCTCCTTTACTTACTCACTATTTCAACTCATTCGCCTGCTTTCCCAAGAGCAGGCTTTTTTTATTCCCCTCATTTTGAGAGGATTCACAGCTTGAGGGGGACAGATGTCCGATCCAATTTCCGGCTCTGGGTTAGCCGGTTTAGCTTTGACCGGGGCCAGTGTTTACGGGCTTCTAACCGGAACTGATTACGGTGTTGTTTTTGGTGCATTCGCAGGTGCCGTATTCTACATAGCGACAGCGGCTGACCTGAGTGTGTTGCGTCGGCTGGCTTACTTCGTTGTGTCCTATATTGTCGGTATTCTTGGCTCTGGTTTGGTCGGCTCTAAGCTCGCATCCTGGACGGAATATAGCGATAAACCGCTGGATGCTATCGGTGCCGTGATTGTCTCTGCGCTGGCCGTTCAAATCCTTACGTTCCTGAACAAGCAGGATATCGGCTCGCTGGTGGCGCTGATAACGCGCCGGGGAGGTTCAGGTGGTACTAAATGACCCATCAGCAACTATCAACGCGCTACTCTGCGCCGGAGTTGTGATTACCCTGATGTTTTATCGCCGTGGTGATTCGCGGCATCGGCCATGGATTTCGCGTTTAGCCTGGCTGATTACCGTCACCTACAGCGCTGTGCCGCTGGCGTACCTGTGTGGAATTTACCCGCATTCATCATGGGCCACCATTGCTGCAAACATCATATTCCTATCCGTGCTGGTGGCCGTCAAAGGCAACGTTGCACGTCTGGTTGATCATCTGAGGCACTAATGAACCAAACACAATTTCAGAGGGCGGCTGGTATCAGCGCCGGGTTAGCTGCGCGCTGGTTTCCGCATATCGACGCCGCTATGAAGGAATACGGCATCACC